GTTGATGATTATGATGTTGCGATTTCAAAAGCGAAGATTTCTCATTTTGTAAATAGAAACAAATCTGTACAATATTGGATAGCATTAGAACCTGACTCTGAATTTTAAGGGAGGTTTTAAATGTCTGATTTTTTATGGGTCGAGCAATATCGACCAAAGAAGATAAGTGATTGTATATTAAGTGAAGACTTAAAGAATACATTTACTCAATTTCTAAAACAAAAAGAAATACCAAATCTACTTTTATCAGGAAGCGCTGGAACAGGTAAGACTACTGTCGCTAGAGCTTTATGTGAAGAACTAGGTGCTGATTATATCATCATTAATGGTTCCGATGAAGGTAGACAAATTGATACAGTAAGAAGTAAAATTAAAAACTTTGCCTCTACTGTTTCTCTTACAGAAGACGCCAATCATAAAGTTGTTATAATAGACGAGGCTGATTATATGAATGCTGATAGTGTTCAACCAGCGCTTCGTAATTTTATAGAAACCTTTTATAAGAATTGTCGTTTTATCTTTACCTGTAATTACAAAAACAAAATCATACCAGCTCTACACAGTAGATGTACTGTTATTGATTTTAAGATTGTAAATGGTCAAAGAGTTAAAACTGCTACTGCCTTTCTTACTAGACTAGAGGGTGTGCTTAAAGATGAGAATATAGAGTTTGATAAGAAGGTATTAGCAGAGTTAATTCAAAAGTATTATCCAGATTTTAGAAGAACAATAAACGAACTACAAAGATATTCTGTAAGGGGTAAAATTGATAGTGGTATATTATTCAATCTAGGTGAGGCGAATACCAAAGAACTAGTTACGCTTCTTAAAGATAAACGTTTTAATGACATGAGAAAATGGGTGGTACAAAACCTAGACAAAGAGGCTTCCTCCTTGTTTAAGACGTTGTATGAGACGTTATATACCTCTTTAGATGCGAAGTCGGTACCACAAGCGATATTGATTATTGCTGGGTATCAATACAAGTCTGCGTTTGTCGCTGACCAAGAGATCAATATGGTCGCTTGTTTAACAGAGATAATGGCAGGTTGTAAATTTAAATAAACTAAATAGAATAAAAGAAGAACATTATGCCAGGTAAGTGGGACGGTAGAAGTAGATTATCAAATGACAAGTACAGGGAAAGTTGGGATAGAATATTCAAAACCAATCCTGTTGCCAAAGAAGTAAGAACTCCGAAGTTTAAACCTAGTGTAGTGAAAGCTAAAAAAGGCAAAGGGAGTTATACGAGAAATGGCAAAAAGAACGATATTAAGAACATTGATAGTTAAATTGAGAATGTTCTATGCTGACATTAGAGGTCATCATGGTAAAGTTTGGAACTACGAACCAAGCGATTATTACATGGGCAACCAAAAAGGTCACATTAAACACACGAAAAAATAGTTGAAAGTTATATATTATGAGTTACGAGTTAAGGGATTATCTTAATGCGATCAATTTCAGCAAAGAAAAACTATTAGATACGGAAGACGAAACATGGGAAAAGAAGTACCCTCCTTTCGTTATAAACAAATGTATGTCCGTTCATTACGATTGTATTGCTCAAGCAAACGAAATGAATGGATATCACTTTTTAGATAAGAAAGTCCAGTTTAATTTTTACATAAATAGTATTAGAAAAAAGAAGCGATTTGGTGGCAAGTGGTTATCACAAGCCAAGTTGAAGAATTTAGAGTATGTAAAAGAGTATTATGGTTATAGCAATGAGAAGGCTAAAGACGCTCTTACTTTACTTACTGATAAACAAATTGAACTAATTAAGGTAAGCCTTTTAAAGGGTGGGAGAACAAAATAATGAATGAGGAAACAATCAACTGGACCGCTGACAGTATGTTAGAGGTTACCATCAAGCAACCAGATGACTTTTTAAAGATAAGAGAGACTTTAACTAGAATAGGTGTTGCAAGTAGAAAAGACAAGACACTATTCCAAAGTTGTCACATATTACACAAACAAGGTAAATATTTCATAACACATTTTAAAGAACTATTTGCATTAGATGGTAAGAAAGCAACTTTAACACAAAACGATATTCAAAGAAGAAACACAATCTCTATCTTATTACAAGATTGGAATTTAATTGACATAGTGGATAAGGCAAAGTCGGAAGACAAAGCTCCATTATCACAAATCAAAGTATTACCTTTTAAGGAAAAGAAAGAGTGGAACCTATCAGCAAAATATAATATAGGGAAAAAAGTGGAAGCTAAGGATAATACTAACAATGCAAGTACCCAAGTTTAAAGAGTTTATTACAGAAACAGATATAGGTCGTAGAGATAAAGCGATCACGGTTGCTATGGTAACTGTGGCTAACTCAAAAGACCCTAAAGAAAACACTACTGCCGATCTTATACAAAAGGCGTGTAAGAAAAAAGGTATCAAGTGTATTATTGTAAATACAAACTCAACGATCATCACAGCAAAAGACGAAGACAAAGGAACACTTACTGTTTATAACTATGATGGTAAGAATGGTGAGCATACTTTCGTTGGTAGAGACACTTGTTGTATAGTTAGAGGTGGCGCACTTGAAAATGAAGCAGGTCTTTCATTGATATCATCATTTCAAAACTCACAAGCGTTTATGATGAACACAAGAGCTTCAATGCTAACTTGTGATAATAAACTAACAACAGCATTATTATTTGAGAAGTTTGGATTACCAATGCCAAAAACAGCATTCATTTCAAACGAGAACAATATCAAAAGTGGATTAGATATGATTGGTGGAAAATTCCCTATCATATTAAAGACACTAACAGGAACACAAGGTGTAGGAGTAATCAAAATAGAAAGTTACGAAGGCCTTGTGGCAACTGTTCAAGCAATGTGGAAATTAAAAGCAGAACTTCTAATACAAGAATATATGCCTAGTGATTTTGACATAAGAACATTTGTAGTAGATAACAAGATATTCGCCAGCACAAAAAGAACTCACAGTAGTTTTGACTTTAGATCAAACACACACAGAGGCGCAGAGGCGTCACCTTACATATTAAATGATGAAGAAAAAGAATTAGTATTAAAAGCAGCTAGAGTATCCAGAGCATATATGGTTGGTGTAGATCATATCATATTTAAAAACAAACCATATCTATTAGAGATCAATGGTAGTCCAGGATCAGGTGCTGATTACGAGGGTTATCAACATAGAGATTATTATGCTGAAGCAGAACCAGCAGGCAGAATAGATGGTGAAAAAATGATGTCCAATGTAATAGATCATATTACAGACAGAGCTCATTGGGATAGACAAGCACTTATAGAAACTGGTTGGTTAGAAACAGTTGAGATAGATGAGATTGGTAAAGTAAGAGTTAAGTTTGACACAGGTAACGGATCAAAGGCATGTGCTTTACACGCTGATGAGATACTTGAGTCTAAAGGTAAAATTGTAAAATGGAAATACAATGGTAAAACTTTTACTAAACCTAAAAAAGGTGTAAGTAAAGTATTCAGAGCAAACGCTGATGGACAAGAACCATCGGAAGTTAGACCCACAGTATTAGTAGATATAACATTTAATGGTTTTGTATATAAAGATGTTGAAGTTGGTTTGGATTCCAGACCTAGATCAGGTTCAGACTTACTAGTAAACAGAGAATTAATGCGTCAGATGAATATTAGTGTCAACCCTAATAGAACATTTGTATTAAGTAAACGATTAAAACCCGTTGATAAAGAAGGCGAAGAAGAAAAGGTTGGCTTTGAGAAGAAATAACACTTGACAAATGCGTCAGGATATGATATAGTATAACACAAATAGGAGATATAATGCAAGAAGTGAAAATATTAAGAATGACTACCGGCGAAGATGTAATCGCTAAAGTAGGTGAGAATGACCAAGGCGTTAGTTTAAAACAGCCTTTCGTAATCATACCTCAACAATCAGCACCAGGAAAACCTATACAACTTATGATGAGTTTGTATAATGCTTTTGGTAAGAGTGATACAATCACTGTTAGTAAAGACAAAATTGTTTTTATGACAGAACCAAAAGATGATTTATTAAAATCATATTCACAAAATACTAGCTCGATTTTATCGGCTACGACACCTGGACTAATTACAGAAAATACAGTACCAAAACTGTAGATGATAACTGTTAATTTTATGAGAGGTCAGGAAGTTATTCCTGTCCAAGTAAATATAGGCATGACTATAATGGAAGCCGCTAGAGATTTCTCTGACGTTGCCATTGATGAGATACCAGCAGATTGTGGTGGTTGTTGTGCCTGTGCTACCTGTCACATAAAAATAGATGAAAAGTGGATATCTGTAATAGGACAACCAGACAAAGGTTCACTAGAAACAGATTTGATAGAATATCAAAAAGGTTATGATACTATGCAAAGTAGATTAGCTTGTCAAATTAGTTTAGAAAAAAAACACGATGGTTTAGTTGTCCATCTTTTAGATAACCATAAATTATAATGATGAAAATTGAATTGATAGATATAATGGGTAATGACTTGTCTGTAGTGAATGCTGCCAGAGTAAGTTATTCAAAGACCAAAAAATCATTTGAACAATCAGATGAAAAACTTATTAAGTATCTTGCTGAACACAATCATTGGTCTCCATTTGCTCATGCGAGTTTACAATTTAGAATTAAAGCACC